CCGCCGTGTTTGTCTGTCGTGTCGGCTACTGTTCGCCAGTATTTGCATCCGGCACGGCATAAGCTGTCATCGACTTTCATCGGCTTCGGCGGTTTAATCTTCTTTGGCTCAATATCTCTTGCGCTGGCGACGACCGTAGTCGTTGACTCTCTGATCGCTCGCTTTGTCTGGTCTATTCGCCCCTCTGGTATTTGCTCTTTCTCACGCTCCCAATTTCCGACCGTGACTTGATTTACACCGAGCATACACGCCAGCTCAAGCTGTGAGAGCATCGCCCTGTGCCGTAGGTTTTTTAGCTGTTGTCCTGTCATTCGTCTACCTCCTCTAAATCGTCAAAGCTCAGTTGCCCTACAACAAACTCCTCCTCAAGCCACCACCTCATAACAAGCTCAGGCGTTACCTCTATGTCGTTGCCAAACGCTTTGCCTCCCCAGCGTTTCCCCAGTTTTTCATATCTTGCAAGCATTTTGCCGAAAGTACGGATATATGTCTCTTTATATTTTGGGTATCTTAAAAATTCCCGTTCTCGTTCTCTTCGTGTCGCCATTGGACAACCGATGCAACCAATCCGTGACCACCCCTCATCATAGAGTTTGCAATATGGCACTTTGTGCTTGTGGATGAAATCCCATACATCTCGGTCTGTCCAATCAATGATAGGATTGAGATTGATCTTGCTTCGCTTGTAGCATTGCTCTACCAAACGGCGTGAGTCATCGTTGTCGTTAACAAGTACCACCCCACCCCGTTTCGTTTCTTTAAAGTTGTCGCTTTCTCTTATTTCGTCTGATATTTCTTTTTTTCTAAAATTGCCCATTACAGTTACCAGACCTTGATTATTCTTGCGATTCGTAGACTCTGCCCACCGTACTCCCGTGATGGTCATTCTGCCGTCTCCACCAGACTCTTTAAGCCAATTACAGCAAAAGCGAAGTCTTCTGCTCGGTACTCCTTTGAGCAATATTAGGTTCCACATTGTTATTTGTTTTCCTCTGTATTCTTCGTGTAAAAAATTGTCTGGGTATCTTGGCTTATCTATCTCCACATCTGGATGTTCTTGCCGTATAAACTGGACAAGCTCCGGCGGATCTACGCTCGTCAACCGATAGTGAGCATCGTATTTGACTCCAGCCATATCACACAGAGCCTTACAAACTACGCTATCTTTGCCACCACTAAAGGCGAGGTAATAACCCTCCTCTGGCTCAAACGCTCTCAAGCGTTCTATCGCTTTCGCTGTCTTTTCTTCAAGTTCTGTCATCATGTCTCCTTTATCCTGATGCCGTATCTCTCATACATCAGCTTTCGCTTGATGATGTACACATCCGTTCTGACGCCCTTACAATCCTCTACAATCGTTTTCCCATCTTGGGTATATACGAAGTCAGCCACATAGTTACAAGCTCTCTCAACGCATTGTGAGCCGTCATACTGCGTAGGAATGAGTTCGTATCGCACTTGCCTACGCAAATCGCTGATTACACCAGCTCGTTCCAGCATGAGCAGCTCTGCGTATCTGTTCGCCTCTTTCTTTGAGGCAAACTCAATCCCGTAGTAGGTCGTCTTCTTTGAGCGGTATTTAGAACGGTAGTTCGTCATCGTCAAGCTCCTTGAAGTCATCAGCCGTTACCTTTTTGCTCTCGCTCTTTGACGAGCCGAAGTATACCCTGTCAGCTACGACCTCTACGACCTTGCGTTTGTTCTGCTCACGATCTGTATACTCCCTCGTCTGGAGTCTGCCGGACAGGATTATCAAATCGCCCTTGTGGAAGTGCTTGGCTAAAAACTCTGCCGTAGTCCTCCATGCTATGATGTCGAAGAAGTCCGTCTGTACGTTTCCCTGTTCGCTGTAATCTCTCTGTACAGCGATTGATACGTTAGTGACCTCAACGCCTGTCTGTGTCTTGCGAAGCTCTGGCTCTCTTGTGAGCCTCCCTTGTAGTGTGATGTTGTTAAGCATTTTGCATCTCCTCAATCAGTTTTTTCATTCGTGATATATCGTCAGCAGTTCCTTTCTGCTGTGGGATAGGTGCGTTCAACTCTAACCGTTTTTTCTGGCTCGGCTTCTGGTGGTTCTGCCACGTTAATGCTTTCTGCTTCCACGACTTCACCTTGTTGCCTTTTGAGTCTTTCCAATCATTGGCATCGTAGAAGTCAAAGAAGTCCTTTGCGTTTATAGTCAATCCCTTTTCAGCTACATAAGCCTCAATTTCATCAAGAGTTGGCTTGCTCTCTCTCGTATATCGAGTATCGTATATCGAGTATCGAGTATCGAGCGCATTTTGTTGCAAACTGTTTACATCTGTACTACATGTGTCTGCAATTTGTATACATGTGCTTGCAGGATCGTCAGGAGCAGGATATTTGCTCTTATTTGCTCTCGGTTTCTGGTGGTCTAACCATGTCGGAAAGTAAAGGTAAGGTTTACCGTCAACTTCGTAAAGTTTGATCATACCCAACTCTGCGAGCTTCGTTAGTGCGCCGTTTATATCCTTGAGAGTGACTCTATCTTTTAGAGCAAACAGCCTTGCCTTGAGGATCGCCGGTCGTGCATCCATTCGCCCAAAATCGTCAGCAACCACGATGAGGCGATAGAAGAAGACCTCTTGGAAGAAATTTAACTGATTTACTGATTCGGAAGTGCAGATTGACTCTTTAAGTAGTCTGTTCGGCACTTATGATTTCACCGCCTTTAACTTGTAGATTTTGCAAAGTGTCTTGTCGAGCTTCACGCCTCCATCAAAGTGATACCGCTCCATGAAAGCGTGGTCTCCTCTGGTGTGTATCTCGTTGTGATGCTCTCGGCATAGTGGTATGACTTCCATGCCCTCATGCACTATGTCGTGTCTGTCTCTGCCGATGCCTACTCGATCAATGTGGTGTAGGTCAGCTCGCTTACCACAGACAGCGCATTTCTTATTGACGAGGCATGAGTACACATAGTCTGTGAGGTCGCTGGCGAGCTTGTAGAGAGGGAATGATGTCGGTATATCCCACTCTAATATGAAGCGTACTAAAAACCGCTGGAACGCTGCCACAAGGCTCACAGGAGCATCAGCGAGTGAGAATAGCCTGTCTGCCGTCTCACCTAAATCTTCGATGAGGAATTTCAGCTTGAGGTATTCTTTTGTCGAGTCTGCTCCGTTGCCTGTGTAGTCGCTTATCTCTCGGATCAGAGCGTAACAAGCCCGCCTTTGAGCATCGCTGATAGGTCTTGAGTCGATGAGTTCTATCCAGCACTCTTTGTATTCACGTCTCGTCAGCGTTTGCCAATCGTCATAAGGAGCGGCTATGATAACCGCTCCATTCCTGACATCGACCACCTTTCCTTTAACTCTGTCTATCGGTGATTTCATCTATACACTCCAGACATAAGACCTTGCCGAATTTCCTCTTGCTCGCTGATGCGTGTTGTGCCGGAGTGACCTCCACTCCGTTCTTACCGTGGTACGGCTCTATCTCGGTTCCGCAATGGTCACAGAAGACCGCACCGCTCTTGTTCGTGGCATCTGCATCCTTTGTGTCATCGAGGAGGAACAGACCGCCGAGAGCGTACTTCCTTGCGTAGCTTGAAGCAGCTCCTGTAATCTGGCTGGCATCCATTCCCTTTTTCTCTTTAGGCATCTCTGCCAGAGCCGTTGCGTCTGTGTTCGTTCCGTCTTCAAGATCGTAGATAATCGCTGTGGCTCGGAGGAACACTCGACCGCCAATCTCAACGGCATCGTCTTTCAGCTTTAACGTGCAGCCGTACTTGGCAAGCACAGGCTTGGCGGCTTCGTATATGTCCTCGCAGTTGCGGTAACTGTATTTACCGAATGAGTTATACTGCGACTTCGGTGCTTTAAGCGTTGATTGGATTTTCTGTAACTTCGCCTGTATCATGATTAACCTCCATTATTCGTAGTGGGCATAAGTAGCCGAATGTCTTATCGTTGACGATGTACTCGCCTGTCAATCGGCATTGCTTTCTTGCGTAGGTCTCCTCAAGAGGGCAAAGGCTGCACATCGCCTGACCGTCAGGGAAGTAGATGTTCGCCCTTGTCCAGAGGTATTCAGTACTCAAAGCCTCGCCTCCTCTGGATCGTGTACTCTCTGCTCCTCTATGCCAAGCATCTCTGCCAGATCGCTGATGTCGATTTCGTCAATCTCGTCTTTGAGGCACTCATCGCAGAGCTGTCTGCCGTTTGAGTAGAATATCTTGTCATCTTCGTAGAGGTACTTTCCGCACCCGTCACATACTGTGTAATAAACCAATTTGACTCCTTTCCGTATTTGTGCTATAATAAGCACAGCGTTTTTCCTTTAGCCGTTGACGGTCTGCCCATCGTCAGCGGCTTTTCATTTTATGTACCTCGCACTCGCCCAGAAGCCGAATGTGCCGATGCCCATCTGGATCAGAGCCTGACCTACTCCGATGAGGCTCATCTCTAAAGCTCCGGCAGAGCCGATGACGAGCGCAAGGCTTGCCATTACTAACCATGTCATTAACTTCATGCTGTTGCCTCCAATCTGTAACGCATATAGGAGACCGTCTCGCCAAATCTGTTCTTGCTGGTCTCCCGTGTCTTCTGGATTTTCACTCCCTCTCTCTGCATCTCCGAGACCCTTGTCGCCAGCTTTGTGATGCCAAGGTCTCTAAACGCTTCGTAAGGAGATATTGACCCGTACTCGGTCATGTACTCCATAATCTTCATTGCCTGTGTCATAGTTGTCCTTTCCATCGTGCCGTAGAAAGCACCCACTCCGAGATTGTAAGAAAGGAGGAAAGAAACAATGAAAAAGGATCAAACAGAATTCTCGCACTCTGCAGCTAAGAAATGAGGTTGATGCCCGTTTGCGCCGGAAGTCGAGTGGGCACGTTCTACGACACGATATTTGATTTTTACGCTGACATCATCTTCGCCAGCTTGATTTTCGGCACATAGTACCGACCGCCGATTTTCACGCACGGAAAATCTTTGTCACGCTTGACCGACAGAGCGTTAACGCCGAGATACTCTTCAACTCTTTTGAGCGGTATCAGCTCGGTGTCAAACTGCTCGTCAAGTCTTGCTAACTGGTCACGCCATTCTATGGTTATCACCTCCTCGTTTTAGAAGCATTGCTTGTGTCGAGTCCATAATAGCAGAAGCTATACTTGTTGTCAACACATTATTTATGCTTTTTTAATATTTTTTTCACAAGTTTATGTTGTATGATGTAGTCGAGGTGGTTATTATGTTTAAAGAGAGGTTAAAACAAGCTCGCACCCAGATAGGATATAGCCAAAAGAAGCTCGGTGATGCTCTTTCCGTATCTCAAGAAGCCGTATCGCAATATGAGCGAGGGAGAATAACACCCTCGCCAGAGATGCTCAAAATGATGGCAGCCGTTCTTGGCGTTTCAGTAGGTTGGCTTCTGGAGGCAGAGGAGGCTTCATATTCCCCTGAAGAGATAGAGCTTATAAACGCATACCGCAGACTTGACGAGCGTGGTAAACGTGCTGTGAAAGCTCTCATAGCCTCCATATAGGTTATGTGGACTTTTGCGAGTATTAACAACCGAGGTGAGCGAAGATGATTAAACGAGCTGACGGCAGATGGCAAGAAGCTGTCACGATCAACGGCAAGAGAAAGTTCTTCTACGGTCGTACCAAAGCCGAAGTGTTGCGGAAAATGAAAGAGTTCGACCAGACCCGTGAACGAGGTGTGAAATTCAAAGACCTTGCCGATGCCTGGTCTCGCTGGCATGAGGGCGAAGTTACATATCACGGTCACATAGCGTATAAGGCTTCGTATAAGCGTCTGTGTGAGCGTTTCGGTGACAGGCGTGTAAATGAGATTACCTCGCAGGAGATAGCGTCATACATCAACGAGCTGGCTCTCAAGCGATATGCAAAAAGGACCATACAGATGGACAGGACTTGTATGAGCCTTATCTACGATTACGGTGTCTTGCATGGTATGGCAAAAGAAAACCCCGTCAAGATCGTTGCCATTCCAAAGGCTCTGAAAACGACAAAACGCAAGTTGCCGGATGAAGCAGACATTGAGAAAATAAAAAAAAGCCTCGACCTCCCCTTTGGCTTGTTCGCATATTTCTTAATGCTAACAGGCTTGAGGAGAGGCGAGGCTCTGGCTCTGACTTATGACGATATTGACTTTGATAAGAAACGGATCCTTGTAAGCAAATCCCTCTATTGGGAAGTTAACCAACCCGTGATTAAATCCACGAAGACGAACAATGTGCGGTCTGTTGTCCTCTTGGATGCTCTGGCTGAAGTTCTGCCCAAAGGCAAGGGATATGTATTTGGTGGTGATATGCCGTTAACGCAAACCGTGTACAGAAGACGGTGGAATAATTACACCAAAGCGTCTGGAATCACTTGTACTCCGCATCAGCTCCGGCACTTGTACGCAACTATCCTCTACGAAGCTGGAATAGACGAGAAGCTGGCACAGGAGCTGATGGGACATAGCTCGATTACGGTGACGAGAGATATATACACCCACATCAGGATGAGCAGACTCGACAAGGCTGCCGAATTGCTCAATAATGTACAGATTTGATTTAGTTATTTTTCATGCAAAATATTTACACGAAAAATATGATGTAGCTTTACGGAAAAAATGTGCGTAAATGTGCGAATTTGATGTCAAAAACCGTGTAATTATTGTCACACAAGGCTTTCATGATGCTTCACACGCATGAGGGCATCAGTTCAAGCCTGATAGTCTCCACCAAGCAAAAAAGACCGAGATTTGAGGTGAAAACCCCATTTCTCGGTCTTTTTTCGTGTGATTGTTTCGCAATTTATACAAATCGAGATTTTTGCGAAAGTGTAAAAACGTGTAAAAAAGTAGTAGTTTTTGCAATTATTTGATGTCAGAATTGATGTCAAAAACGCCAGCTCTGTCGAGGATAACAAGAGTTCTCATGAGGTCGTTTGAGAGGTTTAATCCTGTGTCATCGCCCTTGAGATAGCCTCTGTCAACGAGCTTCGTGATTGTCGCTCTTGCCCACTTCGGCATACCGTTGATTTCTTCATCGTGCTTGTTGCGTTTTTCAAGTCCGTATTCGTCTACCAAGAATTTTTCGATCCCTTCCGCAGTTTTTTCAGCGTGTTCGTTGGTGAGGATAATCGGTGTATCTGTTGTCGAGTCCATGAAACCGTTCTCGATCAGGAACGATGCCGCCGCCGTGTGCTTCAAAACATAGTAGCCTTTGAACACTACGGGATTGCTCCTGTTGCCTCTTAACCCCGTGTGAGCCACTATGCTGTCGTACAATCGCTTTGCCTGTTCGCCACGTTCATCATTAGCCGAATACCAAAAGACTACCGTACCGCCTCCAGAGCCGCCGTTGATGCCAGCATTGTGGTGTATGGAGATGTAGACATCAGTACCCCACTTATTTGACAAGTCACAGCGTTCTGTGAGTCCGACCTCTTTCTCGCCAGAAACATCGTCAACTCTGATGACCTCGCAATCGTATTCTGCAAGACGAGCTGCGAGCATGGCTGCAATGCGTGAATTAAGCACCCATTCCCGTGTCTCGTCAGGATCGATGCTCTTAAGGCATCTTTTACCGCTTGTGTAGAGATAATGCCCAGCGTCAATGGCTATCTTCATCGTTCTGCTCCTTGTAATATGCGTTTGAGGAGATACGCAGAAGCGCACCCATAAACGCATCGACCGCCGTGATAGTGCCTACAATCTGCTCGCCCAAAGGGAAACCCCAGATGCCGGACAGCGCAAAATAAAGTGTGCCGAGAGCTGGCAAAACTATCAGCGCAATGTACTTAAGTATGTCGTAAACTTTGTTGCTCAACATTATTAACCCACCTTTCGCTCAAGGTCCTCGATGCGGTTATTCGCCACCTTGACTTTCTCTTCAAGGACAGGCAGACGCTCCGCAAAATTGTTGTGCTTTTCCACTTTCTTTTCAAGTTGCTCGATACGGTACGCCATAAGACGATAACCGCCGAATGTGCCGAGAGCAGAGCCGAAGAACGTGATAAGAGCAACTATAATCGTAGTCCAATCCATGTTGCTTACCCCTCTGTGATATATGTTAATCCGCAGTAAAGTGATGCGCCGTTGGATAGTGCGCCTTTAACGAGACGGAAGTTCATGTCTCCAGCCGCCGTGATACGGAATACTCCAGCACTTGGAGTTGCTACACCGTAATATGCCGCTGTGGAGATATAAGCAACTGGCAGATAGTCGCTCAACGTACCTGACCAGATGTTCTCGCCCTCTGCTACGTTGCCTGTGACGCTGATGTAGAATCCTATCTGGACTACATCACCATATTTACGAGCCTCGGTGACGGTAAGTGTGCTATTGCCAGCCGTCTGGCTTATCGTGGGAGAGATGGCGTGAGCAGAAGTCTCTCTGCCGCCAGAAACAGCTCCCGTTCCATCGCCAGAACCGCCGCCGCTCTTGACATAGTGTGTAAGGCTTTTTGGCGCAGTTCCTAATGTCAACTGTGATGCTTGAGGATTGCTTATATCCGTCTGCATCTCCGTCAGGATCATCATCGTATCGACTCCGTGAGGCTCGCTTACGATGTGAACAGGCTGACCTACATAGAAAGCCTCATAAGCCTCGTCTGTGAGGTTTAAATCTAACGCTGATACGCTGATCGTGGTATTGGCGAGGCAGTTGTTATTGAACCACTCCATTGCCAGCGTGAAGAGAACGGAAGAGGAGTCGCAATCGTTAAAGTACCGATATGCCTGTGACTTTCCAAAAGCCGTCTCCATCGTTGCGTTTGTTATCGTGGTCGTGTGTCCGGCAGAGTCTTCCGCAATAAGTGATGTCACTACATTGCTTGCATCTATCGTTCTCGCAAGGTCAAACAGATTATGACCGAATGTTATATACTGACCGCTCGCCGCAGTAGGATAGTTGAGATAATTGAGAACCAGCTCGCCGTTTGTGTACCCCACTTTGAAAAAACCGCCAGAGTTCGCCAGAAGCTGTGACAACAGATCAAATATCGTGTGATAATCGTCATCCTCTTGCAGATACCAATTTATTGTCGGTTCTACCGTACCTATGCCCATCTTTCTATTAGACGAGCATTGATTTCTGTAATAGGTGAAGATGTCCGCAATCCTTGCGGATGGTGTGGTCTCGTCAACTCCTATTGGACCGAAGTGCGGTGGAAAGCCTTTGACCACGACATCGTAAAACCACGCAAGCGCACCCTCGCAAGTGATGACGCGCCTGTTAAACATATCTATGTCGGTGCGGATTATTCTGCCTCGCCAGACTTCTTTCGTCTCACGGTAAAGCATGATGGTCGTTTTTCTTAATGCGAGGTTTGGCAGAGCTGGATTCGTGGGCAGAAGAGTAAAAGTCAGCGTTCCGGCACAGTTTATCTGTTCGGTGAGTGTAGCATCGCAATACTCATACCCGTTTGCGGCTATATCGCCCAAAAGCTCGCCTATATCCACATCGTCAGCGTTTGTATATCTAATTTGATATTTACTCACGCCAGAACACCTCGCCTATAATTGAGTGTCGCTGTGCCGTTTGACGATGCAAGACCCATGCCGACATATATGCCTGTCTGGCTACCTGAATCTTTCAGTACGTTGACATCAGGCACATAACAAGCTGTACTCGCTGCGACCGTGTACGGTATCGGATTTGTTGCGGTGTCGTTCACAAACACATAGAGTTCACAAGCTCTGTTGGAGAGGATATACGGAGATGACACGCCGATCGCTGTTGTATCTCTCGTTATCTCTGTCAGTTCAATGAGGCAGATATTTCCAAATGTCACCTCATACCCATCCGTGCCTGTGTAGAATTTCACCGTTGCAGTTGTATCGCCTGACTTTGGCTTTATGAGCTGTGTTCCGTACACCGTACCGTTGCCTGTTGTTATGGAGTACCCTGTGTTTGATAACGCAACACTTGCGCTGATCGTACAAGTGAGGACATAGAGCTTCGTATCGCTGACAGCAAACGAGTATGTCGCACTTCCCTGTGAAGACGGAGGTGTTGTCTGCTGGAACTTGAGCTTGATATTCTTTGTGGCAACAGTAGGATAACCGCTCGCCATGTTCGCCGTGGCTGTCTGCGTAAAGACGGATGTCGCTCCTGTCTTGACGGAGAGGCTCTGCGTGGTTTCTGTGGTACTCCATAAAAACGGATCAGCAACGAGCGACACCGTGAATGTTTGTAACTTCCCGTATTTGTATGTGGTGCCTGTTACCGTTGCTCTGCCTGTGTAGTAATGCGTTGAATCTTCATCGGTGTAGATGCGCATGATTTTGCCATGATACGCATTTACAAAGTTTTTAAGGTTAAAGCCAGAACTGCGCAGAACGATGAAAGTTACAGATCCCTCGATTGCCTCATATGTTGGTCTGCCGGTCAAACTCTCACTTAAATCGATATACCCATTTCGACCTGGCACATCAACGAATGTGGTTTTAACCGCCGGCTTGGGAAAATCAAAAGAGGCGACCCTCAAACCTTGCGCGCCGGCATCGGTGTATGCACCAGTTGCCCCAGCATAATAGACATTTGTTATCAAGCCAACGACCCCCTTACATCTTGCACATATGAATATCCCAAAGTTGCGTTGACATTCTTGGCGATTCCACCGACCAGCTGACCAGTTGATAAATAGATCTTGAGACCGTCATTGGTGCTGCGCGTCTGCTGCGCTGTCATGCCGTTTATCTGCGGTGTTGCCATAGCCATGCCTGATGCTACACCATTGACCGCGTTCTGCACACGCCACGCGTTTTTGCTGATTCCATCGGCATATAACTGCATGAAATCAGGCCCCCATGTATCTGCATCGGAAAGTGGGCCTTTTTCCGGCACAGAAAATCCCAAGAATTTCTTGATTAAACCGCCGATGCTTTCTGCGGTCTTTTTCACGTTATCCCACATTGACCGAATACCAGAGCAGAAGTTTGAGATCATATCCGAACCCCATGTCTTTGCCTTGTCGATAATCGAGAACAGGCCCTCTTTGACCTTGCCGATAATTTCCGCACCGACAATAAACACGCTGGTAAACTTATCTCTCACGCCTTTGACAAAGTTAGATATAACGCTTCCGGCAGAGTTGGGAAGTAGTGACATAACAGCCTGGCCTACGCCTTTGACAAGCTCTTTTATAAGCTCCCATGCGGTTGTCAAAATCTGCGGAAGATTTTTTATCAATCCCTCAACTAAAGTGATGATTACTGTACCAGCCGCGGTCAATATGGCTTTCAAAGTATCTGGCTCGATTAGTGCTTCAGCAAGCGTGTTAATAGCCTCAATGGCTGCCGGCACAAGAACAGGCACCATTAACGATATGCCCTCTGCCAATGTCGAGACCAGAGTATTGCCAACCTCGATAAATTGTGGAAGTTTCTCCTCAATATCTCTTTTGAGGTCATCCATAACCGCCGGCAGTTCTTTAAGTACGCCCTCAAGACCATCTTCAGCAAACGCTGCGGTGAGTCTCTGCATATAGCCTGTAACTTTGTCGAGCGCAGCTGCTATTGGCCCAGCAAATGCCGCTGCAAAAAGGTTTTTGGCACCCTCGGCAGTTGCTTTGAATCTTGCCATGTTGTCATTGACTTGAGACAGATCTGACAACGCTGAATCACTCAAGATGATGCCGGCGCGTTCTGCCTCATCGCCCATTTCTTTCAGCGCGTCTCCACCAGCTAAAATCAACGGATTGAGATCCTGCGCTGATTTGCCAAATATCTGCATGGCAACCGCGTCTCTATTAGTAGCATCATCAATTTTGCCGAGAGCATCAATGGTTTCCGCAAAAACTTCATTACGGTCTCGCAGAGATCCATCCGATTTAGTGACTTCAATGCCGAGCTGTTTAAATGCTTTTGCTGCGCTGCCGGAACCGCTCTGTGCCGATGCCATATTACGAGTCAGCTTTGTCATCGACCCCGTGATGGTTTCAGTGGACACATCAATCTGGTCGGCTGCGTAAGCATATCGCTGGAGCTGGTCTGCGGAGATGCCAGTTTTTGCGCTCATTGTGAGTATTTCATCGCCGGCTTTTGCCGAATCGGTGATGATTTTAGCAAACGCCTTGCTTAACATCGCAGCTCCGGCAACGGCAGCAGTAAACGCTGCGCCAGCTGCAATGCCAAACGCCTTGAGTGCTTTGCCGGCAACCTCAACGGCTTTGCCATGCAAGCTCATCAGTTTATTGTTTTCTTCTATTTTGCGAGACACATTATTGATCTCGGCTTGTGTGCGATTATACTGCTGCTGGAGTCTCTGCACCTTTGGAGCCGTTTCATCGTAATCTTTTTTTGCGGCATCCAACAATTTGCCCTGTTGAGCCAACTTTTCATTTAGCCCTGTGAGCTTTTTCTCATAAACCTCGTTTTCTTTAGACAGCTTTGTCATTGACTTGTCGTTTTTGTCGTATTCGGATGTAACGACTTTCATTTCGGTGTCAAGCGTCTTTAGAGAGGTATTGATGTTTTTGATGGCATCACGGAATTGCTTCTCGCCATCTAATCCTATGGTTGGCGAGATGTCGCCTTTTCCGGCCATTTTTTTCAGCTCCTCTAAAAATCAAATATGTCACGCCCTTTTGAGCGTTCATCCAAGCCACGCTCCTCTATCATCCAGCATGTAACTTGGTCATTTACTTTGCCCAAAGGCAAATACGCAGCCTCTTGCCGCGTCATTCCGGCTTTGGCTGCGTGATAGTAAAGCCATGCCAGAGATGTTACTCCGGCATGGCCTCTGCGTTTTTTGAGGTCGCCTCCACTTCACGCTCGGTGTCGCCGGCGATTGCCTCAAAAACTTTATTTAGTGCATCAGGATCTCGAATATCTATTAGATCTGCAACGCTGCCTTTGATTTCCTTTGGCAGTTCGAGATCCATGAGCTTGAAATATCTTCTTCCGGCTTTGATGAGAATGTCCAGCAATGATGCTATTGCTCTCATCTTTTCGCCGGTCATGCCGTCATTTAAGATTATCTCTTGCATTTCTTCCATAGATCCGAAAGTGTTGGAGATCTCTTCAACGGCAGATAAGGAGAAGCATAGTGGATGCTCCTCCCCAAGTAATTTGATATAGGTGACTTTCATATGCTTCTCCTTTCAAGTTAGTTACGCAAAGAATCCGTTGATATATGCCTCCGCAGCCGCCTGTGAATCAAACCTCATCAAGACTTTCCACGGATACGTGCCTGTCACAGCCGCGCCGGCGACATTGCCAGTTAGCTCTGGTGTCTGCCACTCAACACTTTCACCAAGCGTCTGCATGTCTTCACTCGGCTCTTGGAATGTGACATAAGGATAAATTAAAACATCGTGGATGTTTCTGCTGTTGTTTTCCTGACTTTGGCGTATAAATGCTACGCCGACAGGATTCGCAGATTCGGAACCGTCATATTCAAAGCCGGTACCAGATGCCGTCACGCCTGTCGAGACCGTGATCGTTGTTGTGGTCATCGTGAGTCCGAAGAGGTCACCACGTGCTTCCATTGTAAGACGGTCAAGTGTGAGAGTCAGTGTTCCACCGGCGACCAGAGCAGCATCTGTCTCTGCAATGGAGTTATTTGCATACAGAGGATTGCCGCCTGTCTCTGCCGGCTCAAAGGTTGCGCTTATAGCTTTGCCCATTGTTTTGACAGTGCCATACGATGTCGGCACACCGCTTGTCAATGTAGCTTTAGAATAATAAACGCCATAAAGACCAATTCCAGCCATTTATTTCCCTCATTTCATGATTTGATCTATTTTCTCTAAAAGTGCTTTTTTGATTTCTGCTTCTGCCTGTTTTTGTACTCGTTTCACCGCGGCATGGATAAATGGATGTTTACCTTTACCATCCGAGCGGCCGGTTTCTAAAACATTAGCTTTGAGTGCGTTTGGAGTGTTGTTGTGGTCATACCCATCCCATTTGACTTGTGTGTAAATATAACCGTTATCATCCCTGAATGTTGTTAAATACATCGAGTCACGCAGATCGCCACCCTCTATCTTTCCGACAGGGGTGGCTGCTTTGATGGAGTCTGCCACGATTCCGGCACCCGGCCATACGGCATATTTAATGATTTTAGCCACCGCGCTCGGACTTTCCAGCACAGCCAGCTTATCAACGTACTGCTGTAAACCTTTGAGCTGAAATTTAGCCAAGGTATTCAAACCTCCATGTATAGTGGAGATAACCAGTGTCATCTTCGTATTGCGTCAAGTACAGATACCATGCCAGCAGTTCAACAGAATCGAGCGCGGATTCTATCGTTGCCATTGATGCGCCGGAGGCATCGTGTGAAAAGAAATCAACGGTGCCTGTAATTGCTCTCTCTGCATGGTGATTTCCGGCAAAGAGAGCATTTTCACCGTCTTCAGCATATATGCCAAAATCTCCGCGCAACTCCGGCGACCCTTTGCGCCATGCGTGATGTGCAAAAGGGTAACCAGTGGCATCTAATGCTGTTTTAAGATTGTCCAGCATTCTTCGCCACCTCCACCGTAAGCTCGACCTTGAGACCGTCATAGTAAACCCTGACAACATCGTACAGTTTGCCGTGATACTCGCAGAGCTGTTCACCGTTGTAATCTGCCATATCAGCGATTTGAAATATCAGCTCTGGATTTAATCCGATTTGGCGTGATAGGTAATATTCAGTTCGCGAAACTGACTTGACAGCTACATACACGCGTCTGCGATGCTGTTTAACATCTTCAAACACGCCATGCGTTGGCTGGCTAATCAGCTCGATAGTGTCCATTCTAACCATCGACACCCATCCAATCTGTATAGCCTGATGCCATACTTAACTGCGCTTTCTGTTCATCATAGGATTTTTTGAGACGGTCATAATCATCATCAGCAGAACCAGAAAAATGCACCTTGCAATATGTAATGATGGCGCGCCTGACTATGGGATCCATCGTACTTGGAACCTCCACGCCGGCGATTCCGAGATCGAGTTTAGCCGCATCGATAAGGTCTAAAAGCTCTGGCTCATAAGCCTCCGATGACAACCGTAGTGCCATCATTACATAGTCCAACATAGTCATTAGTTTTGCCTCGTTTCCTTGTACAATTCTTCGGCAAAGGTTATTAAACCAACGTGACCGCATTTGACAGACGAATCGCAGTACATCGGCACACCCAGCTCTTTTACTCGGATGCAGAAAGATAGATCTTCACCAAATCCCAATATTGGGGAGAAAGGCAGACCGTATCTTTCTTGCACCTTTTTGAGCAGTTCAACAGTTGTCATGCAACAGCCAAAGCCGACTCCAGCAACCTCAAAGTATGAGTTTTCTGGATAATCCATATAAGAATCGGCAAAAGGCAACATCGTGCCGCTGCCCATAGGCTTGGCACCAACTTCCTGATAAACGACCGGCTTGACAGGAGCGCGCCTGGTAAAGTACAGACCACTCACTATCTCGGCACCGTCATCTATGTGTGCGCTTAACTTTTCCATCATATCCGGCTGAAATTCCATGTCGGAATCAAGCCATAAAACACGGTCAAAACCGTTATCGATTGCAAACCTTGCCAACTGGTTTCTCGCGTCATATACAAGGGAGGATGCCGTGACGCGCACTTCGCAATCCCCCACTCGATTCATCCGCATCGCGGAAGCAAAAAAGGCAGTATGGAGCATATCCATACAAGGTACAGCTATAAGAGTTTTCACAATAAAACATCCTCCCTTGAGTTAATTTAAACTATATTTATTTGTGTTACTTACGCACCGACAACGACTCTGGTGAAAGCCTTGTTCGCAACGAGACCAAGAGCAACATACTCACGACCAACGAGCTTGATGAGGTCTTTCTCCGCGAGAGAAATGTCATCATACTTGATGCGGATCTCGGAGCCGTTCGGGAAATTCGCCTGTGCGCCAACGCCAAAATCACCAACGATGAGCCAGCACTCGCCGGTAGTCGCAGTGGTAACGGGAGCCAGCGTGTTGTTAAAGTAAACAGGCAGATTCTCGAAAGGATCGATTGCATAATTAGCACCCATCATGGCAGCTCTAAAGCTGGCGTATGTGGACTTGTGCATTACGATTGCCGGATTACGAGCCTCATCGGAAAGCTGACCGAGAGCAGCGGCAACGGTGTAAGGCAGAGTCGTGCCATCGTCTTCGATTTCAGCGACAGCGACTTTGTTTGTGGCCGCGGTTGTGGTAGCTGCGGTGATGAGAGCTATGAGATCATCTTCAGCTTTCTTCGCAATGCGGTAGGTGAGTTCATCGTATACATAGTCGAGAATGTTGGTGAGATCGTCAGCCTCATCCGAGATTGTGATCCATTTCTTAATTGATTTGGGAATAAGATCTACAACACCCAGCGTGAGTGCCTCTTCTGTTGCCGCGGCTGCGCCCTCGACATGAACGTATGCCGGATCAGCAGACAGCTCAAAGCCAACCTTGACATTGCCCTTGAGGTATGTCTTCTTAACGAGCTGCATCAGGTCTACGCGATCCCATGCGGTGTGAATGATGTCATCGACTATTGTCGGCACAGGAACGTAACCAGAAGCTGTGTTGACGGTAAGGAGTGCGCGGCACTCGGTATCATCTTCGGTTTTGATATAGTCCGCGAAAGCTCTCTTGTATTCTTCGGAGCTGCGAATTTCTTCGTTTGTCATTTCATGACCCTCTTTCTTTAGTTCTTTAAGCACGGTACCCATGCCATTGGCAACGGCCTCACGTGCTGCGTTGCGCTTTTCCTCTTCGGCTTTAGCCTCTTCAGCAATTCTTATTGCTTCTGCTTCAGCTTCTGCTTCAAGAGATCTGCGCCGGTTGATTTCATTGTTAATCTCATCCATCTCTGCGTTGAGCTTATCGAGGTCTGCGCCCTCGAGTTCGCATTCGCTTGCGATGGCCAGCTTGCGCTGTTCGAGTTCGGCAATGGTCTTTTCTTCCATTCGTTAAACCCTCGCTTTGATTTTGATTTTTTGAATCATTCGATTCCGTTCTTCAGCTCTTAACAACTCCTGTTTTTCGCGCTCAATGAATCCCTCGAACGCGGAACGAGCTGACATTGTATCAATAACCGTACTGGGATTTGCCGGCATATCCACAGAGCTGACGTCAAAGATCTTGCGGAATGACCGTATAGTCCTCAAATACGTGTTATCTCCTGTTTTTGTGATGATGTCATCATCCACCGTAAAGCCAAAGCTCATCTGGTAGACCAAACCACTGTTTATGGCTTCCCATTCATCACGACCCTCTGCGGTCTTGCCCAGATCCGCAGCAATGAAAAGACCCTCATCCCTTGGCTCAAGAATGAGAGTCGGTGCTGTGCCACTTCGCATTTTTGTTCTGGCAAAACATTTGCCTTGATGATTACGCTGGAAAATGACATCGGTCATGTCAGCATTAGCAAATGCGTTGCGGTCTATCTGCTCATAGAGCTTTGAACCGTCTTTATCTTCAAACAAAAAATATGGATCGTTGAAAGTCGTGGCGTACCCCTCAACGTAATAATCACTGTCGATCAGTTTGTCTTCTCTGGCTTGCACCAGGACCGGCATTGACCGATATTCTCTTGTCTCTACGTAAGGCATTAGGATTCCTCCTCTGTTACTTTCTCATCAGCGTTGTAATACTCACCGCGAATGATACGAACATCACCGTTTTCAAGCTCCGGCAGCTGCCAAATCTGCCTGATTTCATTAATGGTCATGATCCCACGGTCGAGCATTTGCGCCGACACATTCAACTTGTCTTGGTTAGACATGTACTGCAATCTATTTGCTGTGACATCTACGCGGTTGCCGTTTGATCTCTCAATGTAGGTAAACAACATGCGCGAAAGGCATTCGGATAGCTGAATGGCAAAAGGTTCACAGCACCCCTCGTAAAACGCCGCCCATGTCTCACTGTCAAAATGGTTCTGCAATATGTCCTTATTCACACCAAAATAGTTGTAAACATTTTCGTTTATTAAGCTCATCTGGTCGGCATCGGCGACAAATGGTTTTGTCTCGATTTGCTTAATATCGTTATAAGTATTAGGAAAGAGCAGAATGCCAGTGCTGTCATCATCTGCCATCAGGTTTTCTTTTGTGAACCGTTTAGCCTCGTTTTTAAGGTCGGTAACCTTGGAGAAATTATCCACTCGCGCCATAAAGGTATAGCTGGCAGCACTCTTGACACCCTCTTTGATGCCATCATCTTGCATCTTGATAAGTTCCATTGTGGGAGTCAAAGCATGATTGTTTTCACCGAAGAAATCATCGCGGTATTGCATCTTGGTCAGGATGCCAACCTTGTCCAACTCAATGGCTGCATGTTTGCCCCACATGAATTCATATCTCATATATGGGATGCCGTCATACTCGACTATTGTGCATCTGTCCGGCAAAAGCGTGTATATGCCGGATGTCTCACCAAACTCATCGAGTATGGGAATGATGACCGCGTTGTTTAGGCAATCAAGTATCGTGCTGGTTCTGTACAACCACTGTGACCAGCTCTGCCATTCGTTTGGGCCGTGCTTCAGCTTTGTCTGCAGCTTTGGCTTTGCGGATCCTCGCGTCTCGACCTTGAGTTTGCTAATATGCGTAGCGCGAGCATTGATCGCAGCTCTCACAAGTTCACTTTCGTAGATGTTTCCACCCCACCTTGTGAAGTGCGGTTCATACCCATTGAGCAGTTGAAACTTCTCATATCTTTTATATTTTGGTTCTGTCTTCTTACCGAAAAGCCGGTCAAATAAAGACATTGGTCATCCCTCGTTTCGTAATCTTTCACCAATTTCAGGATAGAATTTTGCCCTGACGGCAAACGCGTCTAACAGCGCAGCCACGCCGTCAATGTGGTCTTGTGGTTTTATTTTTACGATCTTGCCGCGCCCACGCTCCGCATTCATTTTTACTGCGGTATTTAGCATATGGACTTTCAGCAGATCGTTGTCACCGATATGTATGACACCATCACGCAGCCAACCCTCAACGCGCTGAATGGTCGACCAGAGGTTGTCTCCTTGATATACGGAATCCATGTGGAATCCGTACTGTTGCATGTCTTGCACCAGATACTGCGCTGAGTAGCGGTCATAGCCGACTTTAAGTGGCAAAATCTCATATTTTTCGACGAGATCCGTATACCACTTGTAAACATCTTTGTAATCGACAAAGTTCTCGCCGGAGATCTGGAGCAGGCCGCGCTTGATATATAAATCGTAAGGCAAAGCATCACGTGCCGTAGCGTCATCGATTTTGTTGGCTGGCAGAAAAAACTGCGAGAGTACATAAAACTCTTCTTCTTTTTCTACCACGACACATGCGCACGTAAGGTCGATGCTCTGCGAAAGATCGAGGCCACCGACACAGTAACTGTGTGCAAGGTCTTCATAATCAAAATGGTCGCCTGATGCTTTTTCAATAACCTCTGCCGGCAACCATGCAAGTGAGCTGTTTTGTTTGATGTTGCAATACTTCGTGATAAACTCGGTGCGTTTTGAGAGTGAACCCTCTGCGATTGCTATTTCATCAAGCAAGTAATTGACCGTCACCGACACATTGAGATTAGGATTTGATTTCTGCAACTCATTGATGTCATTCCAACGGTCAATGTCATCGATGGTATATAAAAAAGGCAATAGCCTTGTTTCTTTGCTATCGCCTAGAAGAAAACGTGTAGATCTTTTAAATAGTTCATCATACGGCCCATCGTTGATATATCCAGCCGTACTCATAGCGATCAAAAGCGGTTGTCTTCTTGCACCAACAGATGATTTTAATACCTCGTAAAACTTGAGACCTTGGTCGCCTTTCCACGATGCGATCTCATCCATGATGCCACATGAGATTGAAAGACCATCGGATTTCTCTGCCGAGTAAGGTAACGGCTCTGCCGATGTATTATTGTGCTTAAAGTAAATATCTGTGCGTCTCTTTTGTGCCATCGCGTTCAGCTCCGGCTCTTGCAGTATCATCTGGTGATACGCTTCATAGCACAAACTTGCTTGCTTTAGCTTTGGAGCTGCAAAGTATATGCGCCCACCGTACTCACCATCGCAAAATGTCATGTACTCCGCAATGGCGGCCGCTAAAAGTGTCTTGCCGTTTTTACGAGCCACAACAAAGAAGACTTCGCGAAACTGTCTTGCGCCGGTCTCGTCGCAAACACCAAATATCACAGACACCATTGCTTTCTGCCACAGCTCCAGCTTGAGAAGCTGCGGAGCCAAAGCGCCCTCATGATGATGGCAAAACGATTCGATAAATTTGACGGCAGCATCAGCTTTCTTCTTGTTGAAGAAAAACCGCTTTTGCTGGATGCCGGTCACTATGTATTCATAGATCATCAGCACCCACTTGCCGACAATGATCGAACCGTTTTTGATGCCTTGATAGTATTCAAGAATGTAGTTATTCATTAGCCTTTAGGAATGAGCCGAGTTTACTCTCCTGTGGTTCCTCTGGGAAAGATTCAACGATGGCAATCAGCGTTTTAACCGTGCCATTCGCAGCGGTAGCTGTGCGGTTGTATTCTTGGATCGCCGGATTAGCTTGGAGACTTTCACGACCAGAAGAATAGTATGTCATGCTTGTTACGCCATGCTCTGCGATTGATTCCTCAAGATCTGCGAGTATTTTCATCTGCATTTGATACCGAGCAAAGGTCGTAGTGAAAAAATAGTTATTTGCAACGCCTTTTTTCTCTGCTTGTTTAAGAATTTTGTTAGCCTGTTGCTCCAATGTAAGTTTATTTGCCATCGTTACACCTCGTTTCGACTAATTTTGCGCCATCAGGAAAAATCTGGAATAATCGCGGTCAGTTATTCGGTCGAATCACATTTTGGGTTACTTTCGCGTGTTAAAGTTTTTCGGATGGGGGGAGCTATTTTTCAATTTCATTTGCGGTCACACGACCATTTTCATCAACTGTGTATCGTCTTTTTCTTCTTTTAGCCACGTAAATCTCTTCATGCACTTGAGCATGACAATCTCTGCATAGTAATTGCAAGTTATCCCAGTTCAGGGTTATCTTTTCATCGTTGATGTTGTCTGGCGTGATCGGTATCTTGTGATGCACTAATTGTCCGGCTTTGATTATGCCTTTGTTTAGACACCTCTCGCACAATCTCCCCACACTCTTGGCATATGATCGCGATGTATTACGCCATGCTGATGAGAAGTAAAACCGTCTCGCGTAATCTTTCATTGTAAGACTCTCAACTCTTTATGATCGCCGCTCAAGATTATCTCTGCCAGACTATGCGCTGTCGGTGCGTATTGTTTTCTAAATCCATAACCGCCGTACTTGAGCCAGCTTGTTGCCGTGATAGCTCTGAATGGCTTCTCTATGATTCTCTTGTTGTGTGCGTCTAATACCAGACGAGCATCAGGTACGTTGAATGGCTTGTGTGTGTGTCCTGATACGATGAAGTCAAGACCCTCAAAGGACATAGCGTATTTAGTCAGCTTGTTGACTTGACCGCCGATCATACCGCCGCCGCCTGTTCCGTGTTGTGTAAGTCCTGTGTATGTTGGATTCTTCTTGCCGTTTCCTTTTAGCTCACCGATTCTCAAGATAAGGAAAGCTCCGTTCTCTCTGTACACATCTTCAAGGTCGAGCTTGCAAGTCACATCGTATAAAGGCGAATCGTCTACCTCGTCATTCCGTGCTTCGCGATTGCCCTCTACGATGCAGAGTATCTTGTCACGAATCGGCGTGAGCTGTTCGACTAACCAACGCTTCTGTTCCCTCGGTCTCATCGTCTGTCCGTAGACATTCGTCTTTGAGTTCTTGAGTCCGTTGTCCATCATATCTCCGGCAATGACGATGTAAGACCTCGGCTCGTTCTTGAGTCTTTCGATAAACTCATACCAAGCCTCGATACGGCACTCTGGACTCCCTATGTGCAAGTCAGCTATTGGATAGATTTTGACATCATCGTTGCCCTCAAACTCATGGACTATCGGTGTGAAATCGTCTAACATACACCCTCCGTTTTAATATCCCCCAAACCCACCTCTCCGAGGACTTATGCACAATGCGCCTCGGCTCGCCTATGTAATTACTCTATGTTATGCCAGAATCCACCTGCGACCGGCTCATATACGTTGTAGTCTAAATCGCTTATCCAGCGCAGACCGTCGTGTGTCACCTTGTCGCCCATCATATAAGCATCTTGCGCTCCTGTCGGCTGTACCCATTCTGGATACTCGTCAACGCTCACCCGTGTCCATAGATTAGGCGTAATGTCTGGTGTCCAATCGCTCTGTGCCGTGTGTGCTTGTACGCATTTGTAGAGCTTCTCATCGTACTGTACTCTGTCCCCAATACTGTATGCTTTTAGTGACCACATAGGAAACAACTCGGTCATCTCAAGAGCATCTTCGTCATTTAACAGAGCAATGAGGGAATTGAGATGCTGTCTGTACTTTTTCGCAGTGCCGTGTTTCATTCTGCCACCCCCATGATTATCGCGAGTGCCTCTTCATCGGTGAGGTCAACATCATCAATCGGCGTGTCGGTCTCTTCGTAACCGAATCGGCATGGTTTCACATTGATCGCATCGTTCCAGAGCGTGTTGGTTTCGACTTGTCTAATCTTCACGCCCTCGCTGGAGTATCTGCGCTCCACTTGTCCTAAATCTTCAATGATTATCATTATCGTCACCTCAATATGAGTAGTTGAACGGATTGCCCTGATTCGGTGCGTAGTCTAGGAGATAGACAGAAACATTATATGTGCCGTCAATTGCACCATAGGTTGAGTTATATCTCGCCTTTATTGTTAACACGCCAGCTTCCGTCAACGATGTCCCTTTCAAGCCATAGCCTGTTGTGGTTGCTGTCGTTTGATAATTATTTGACGAGTTGAGGTAAGACACCAACTCCGCATAGGCGGTCAAGTTTGATGTGCCGCCTCTTGTCGGATACGGATTTATCATAATCGCATCAGTTCCTATATAATGCGAAGCCCTTGCACCAGCCTTATCTCGGATTTTAACGTACAAAATCTTGTCGCTTGTGTATGCACTTGACCCCAAATTCATCGTTCCAACATCAACATCGGATGTGCTTGTCGTGTTGACTTCAAAATCCTGACTTGCCAAGAGCGTATAGCCTCCACCGCCACCGCTGACATTCACCGTCACCTCATCAATCAGCGTGGTGTCGTATACGCTGTTGGCCGTATATGTCGCAGCGGTCTGTGTAACCAGCGCACCGCTTGACACGACTTTGCCCTCGTCTCCAGCGGCGTAGGTGTTCGGTACGCTGACCGTAACTTCGGAATAACCGTCAGCATCGTCATCGCTCGCATCATATGTGCCGTTAGTGTTTATCGTTTTGGTGATAAGTGTAGCAGAACCGCCACCGTCTTGTGTGGCTTTGATTGTGTGCGTTTCTTCTGCGCCTGTCAACATCTGCGTTACATACACTTCGCCGCTTTCAAACTGAAAAATTGCATAATCATCTGTCGAAAGCAAAACAAAACCGCCCATGCTTCTGGCTGTCATTTGCTCTGTTACGCCGTCAACAGTAACGGTGTATGTCTCACCGTCAACAATTATCTCTGCGTTTTGTATCGTGCCAACATAACCGCCTTTGTCGGAGTCGTATGTGTCCGTTGTGACCGTCTGCTCTGGAACGATGACAGTACCGCCACCGCCTCCGCCGCCTCCGCCTTGACCGATTGCATCAAGAAATTTTTCGATGCGTGTTATCGGTGTCGGTTTGCTGTCAGCTTCTCCTGCGATGTATGCCAAAAACTTTTCTACTCTTGTAATCGGCTCTGGCACGGCAACATCATCGCCAGCCAGCTTGCTCAAGTATTCCTCAAGCCTTGTTATTGGTTCTAAATCAGGCATATTTCATCCTCCTATGCTTCTATGATGGTCAGGTTGAAAACGTACATATAGTAGCTGTTTCCCCTTGACCTTGCTCTAACTGTTATTGTCTGCCCTTGTGTCAGCGACACGTTGGTCAGGTGTATGTCTTGTATGTTCGTGTATGTCGAGTCAAACGATGTGTTCGCAGTTCCGTATGCGGTATTGCCGATGTATAACTGTGTGCCGTTTGTTCCTGATGTGGAAGACCGCCAGCCAGACCAATATACATGATATGTGCCTGTCTTGCTCACCGTGATGCTTTGCCCTGTTACCGCCGTGTACGCTGTCCCCGCAACACGATTGAAACCGTAAGCAATCTGTGCGTTCTTACCACCACCGCTGACGCTTACATCGAGGTATTTGTAATTTGTGATGTCTGCGGAGCTGGTATTTGCTGAAGCTGTGTATGTACCGCTCGGCACGATGTACTGGCTCGGAATAGCGTTGACGGTGACTTTGTTGAGATAGTGGTTCGTGTCTGTCGGCTGGATTGTCTGTGCCGTTGCCGATGGTGTGACCGTTTCGTTTTGAAGTGTCAGCACCTTTGACGAGCCGATGGATTGCGTTGGGAAATAACCAGCAGATGTAATTGACCGCACAAAATCGTAGGAGATTTGCGAGGCGTTTTTCACCGATGTCCATGACCCTGTGTTCATCGTGCCTGACGGCATTGCGTTGACCGTCACTTGGCCATATCCGTCATAGCCACTATGCGTATATGTCGCTGTTGTTGCGCTTGGTGTGACCGTCAAATTCGTGAGTGACGGTGTACCACCACTTACGGACACATCGAGATATTTGTACTGCCCTATGTCAACGCTTGAGGCGTTTGTCGTAGCTGTGTATGTTCCTGCCGGCACTACATACTGTGACGGAATCGGATTGACCGTCACCTTGTTGAGATAGAAATTCATTCCACTCGGCTGAACCGTCTGTGTTGTTTCGCTTGGTGTAACCGATGGCGTTTCAAGGTTGAGATCAACGTAACCGCCCAAATCGCCTGTCTCAACGTAACCAGCAGATGTAACACTCTTGCTATACGTCATGCGATATGTCGTGTCCTTTGACTTTGAGAACGTGCCTGTGGAGATTGTCGCAGATGCTACGGTCGCTGCGATAACATTGGCGTAGTAGCCTGATTGTGCTGTGACCGTCTTGCCTGATACAGACAATGTTGAGCGCCTATCCACCCCACTACCGACATATGTTGGCGAGATACCATTGACCGTAACTGCGTCATAGCCGTCATAGCCAGAGTGCGTGTATGTTGTCGTGGTCTCTGTCGGTGTGATAGTCAGGTTAGTCAGGTTTGGTGTCGTAGCTGGTACGGCAACATCGAGGTATTTGTAGCCTGTTACATCTGCGCTGGTCGTGTTGCTCGTTGCCGTATACACGCCTGACGGCACTATGTACTCGCTCGGTATCGGATCGATGACAACCTTGTCGAGATAGTAGCCGAGTCCTGTTGGTGTCACCGTCTGCGTTGAGGTTGTCGGTGTCACCGTTGAGGTTTCCAGAGTCAAATCCATGTATGTGCCGAGCGCACGTGGTGTGACATAACCAGCAGAATCTACGTTCTTGGTGAACGTGACTCGGTATGTCGTTCCCTTTGTTCTGCTGAACGTAGTCGGCGTGATATATGCGTTTGGCACCGTGTATGTCGTGTCACTCGCATAGTACCCAGCCAGAGCCTTGATAACATTTTCCGATGCTGTCAACGCTGTGTGAACCGTGATTGCCGAGCCAACATAGGTTGACGGTATCGCATCGACAACGACCTCATCGAATCCATAGACACCCATGACCGAAGCCACAAAGCTCTGCGGTAATTCTGTCGGCGTGATATTTAACTCATCGACATCTGGATCCGGCACAGCGACCGTCAAGCCTGTGAGCGTTGTGACGGTGTATGCGCCGTTTGTTGTGACCGTCTCGCTCCCTGACGGTATGATGTACTCGTCAGGAATCATCGTTGTCGCCGTTTTAGTTCCAGCCTCGACAACTCCGGCATCCTGTGTCGCTGCCGCTGTGATTTCTCTGCCATCGCGTGTGATGATTATCTCTGCTTGATCAACTGGAGTACCACCGCCAGAGCTTGGTGACAGTTTGCCGGACAGTTTCCCACCATCAATGGCACCGTTTAAACTACCATGACCGTTGATATATCCAATCATGGTTTACACCTCTCTCATGATGTGGATGTAATCATCGATAAAAGTAAATGGCTGGTCGTTATGAGTCAGCACCAAGTTGTATACGTATTTGCCAAATGCCAGCTTGCTTGTGTCCGCATTAAGCAGTGTGAGCTTCATCGTGTCAATCGGCACAGCTTTGGAAAGCAAAGGCTTGTCATCAATAAACTCGCCGCCGGATGGGATGTATAGATCTCTCTTGATTTTGAAGACTATCTCATCGCCCTCGACCGGCTCATATGGTGTGTAAACCGGCTGGCCATGTTCATCTGCTGTAACTATCGTGATGCCGATGTCTGCTTCCATGAAGTTTCCGCGTGTTAGATATATCGTATTGCCGTCAAACTCAAGCACATGAATCACTCCAAATAAAAAAAGCCACCGTGTCCGATGGCTTTTCGCTATATTTCTATTTTACAATATATCACTTTTTTTAGTGTCTTTAAGTGTCCGTTTTCACCTCCAAGCTCAAAAGCGCACGACCGTGAAGCGAGAATATCTTTCTGCCGTCAATGTCATAGTGCATATACTCGGCAATGTCATCCCACTTCTTGCCCTCGATGTAACGCATCCTCAACAGCGTTCTCTGCCTGTCGCTCTGGACTTGTTCAATGGCTGCGTTTATCTCTGCTCGCACATCAAGGCGTTTGTCTATGGCTGCGTTTATCTGGTCTTCAAGCTCTGCCACTCTTGCGATGATGTTCTCTTTTGAGTGCGGATCAGAAGAGCCTTTGGCACTCATTGAGTACATTGGTGTCACTCGCATCATCAACGCTCGCCAGCTCTCCTGTTCTCGCAGTAGAGAGTTTATCTCTTTGTCGAGGTCTCCGTATCGCTTGAGCCATTCTTTCTTCTCTTTCGTTGTCATTTGACATCCTCCGGCGGTTTCGGCAACGGTCTCCAATGCGTGATGGTCGGCTCGTCTGTCACATCAGCCAAGAAGCCGTAGCCGTCATAGAAGTCGAGATAGATCGCATCGCCATCCCATACAAGGACTTGCTCATAAGGCTGTGGCAGAGCGTCTCCCACCTTTGTCCATTCGTTTTCATGCCAGCCTACCGAGCTGTCACCCGTGAATGTGTTTGACCAGACTTGAACCGTGCAATCGGTATAGACCTCTTCTTTGTCGTAGAGGTTGTAGCTTATATCTTCCATATCTCCTCCTACACTACGATGTCATATTCATCGTCAAGCACTTTGATTAGATCCGTGACCGTAACGAACCGCCCTGTGATGCTGTCTGACGGTTCGTTGACCTCTCGCCATACTCTCTGTAATCCCGTCTTGTCATAACCCTCTTTGTCGAGCAGAACCGTTAGAAATATCGCCATGCTCTGCGTGATTGCCTTGTCGCTTATCTCTTGCATAAGAGCCGAAGTCATTGCCTGACCTCCTTATACTCAAACCGCTCTGGATGCTCGATGAACTTCGCAACGCTCGATGCCAATATTGATCTAATTACAAAAGTTCCCCTCAAGAGTTCCTTGCTTTCTTCGAGGTCTTTCTTGCTTTTCTCAAGCTCTGCTTTCAATTTGTCTATCTCCATGCGTAGGTCTTGTATCTGCTTATCTTCTGCTGTCATTCGTCTGCCTCCTTAACAATCCATCCAGCGTTTCTTCACACGCTTTGTCCTGTCGTACTTATCGCACTTACTGCCTCCCTCGCATCCTCTTCGTTTGCCTGTGTCGAGGATGTAGTGACAACATTTAGAACCGCCGTGTTTGTCTGTCGTGTCGGCTACTGTTCGCCAGTATTTGCATCC